TATTCATATGAATATGGAGTACCATCATATTTATCTGCCGTGGATGCCGTTAAATACATTTGCCATTGATCATCATCAATTGCAGATAATGATAAAATTTTATCACTTATACTCCCGGTGAATTGTAAATAATCACTCGTCAAAACCGGTTTTACATTGTCTAATGATGCTGAATATGCAGAGTCGAATCTTTGTATATTAGGTAGAATAGTAGCTTTACTACGTTCTAATATATTTGGTTGTATTAATAATCCAGTTAATTTATCCGTACGTGCTGGTAATAATTGTTCTAACTGACGGAAGAAAGATAAATCAAACATTGCAAATATCGAAATATAAGCATTTATATCATTTCTATCTGCATATTTCTTCCAATAACTATTTGCAGCTTGTATTAATTTCGGATATGAATTAGACTCTGTTTCCCCTGGGTCACCTATATATTGATCTAATTCAGTGAATCCTAATTGTGCAATGATATCTTCATCGATCATTGTTTGCGGAGAAAAATATACTCCTAATTTTTTACTATCAAGCGGTGCTTTATCATATTGACTTTGTTCGGCTCTAGTTTTAATATCCAACGTGCCTACAAGTTCATTATCTTCTAAACGAATTTTATTATCGTCAAATGTTCCAGCTCCTAATGAAATTGCATCATAGTAATATGTTTCTTCAATTGAATCATATGGGGTATTCAAAGACCAAGAAACAAATGATGCAGATATTGCCGATGGCATAGGCTGCACACCTGATAAACTTGATGATATTGAATGATTGAATTTTTGTGTTAATGGCAATCTAAATACTAACTCAGCATATGCATCTGAATTTGCATTATATGCTGCAGGTGCTTTCACGTGATTATCAAATGCAGTTTCCGATAAACTAGATGTCCACATTCTTAATTCTTGCAATTGGCCAAGTAATCTACTAGCGCCTAACGAAGATGTACCTAATGTCAATGTACCAGATGAAGCAAATGATGCCGTTGCTGATGCAGATACTGCTGCAATGATTTTTCCATATTTAGATTTTTTAGCAACTAAATCTAAATTATTACCATTTGTTTTTAACATAGCAGTTACCCAACCGCCATCAAACAATTCCATATTTGCGGATGCAGTGCCATTAATTTTTAAAGTACCTTTATTACCACTTGTAAAATTCAATGTTACTACATTTGACCCGATGGTAAGTAGATTCATTGTACTAGGTATTAATGGGTATTTAACAACGTCTGCCGTTCTAAATCTAAGTTCTACGGTATTAATTGGTTGAGAATAATTTACATCAACAGATCCAGTTAAACTGCCACTTAGGTCTAATGCATAATCAAAGTTCAATTTTTCATATACTGGAGCACGTTCAATTCTAGGCCCGCCATATTCATTAATTGATATCATAGATTGCGGAATGCCATAACATGATAATAATGCCTGAATACTTCGTTTAGTACCTTTAGATTTTAGTAGCAACGGTAAATTGTTAACAATTCGTCTCCAAATTGTATAAGTCATTTCCCGACCCGGTACTGACTCATATCCTACTGTATTTGATCCTGTTAACGGAGAACCTGCTTCATTCGTACCTAATACATACTGCCATAAATCTTGTGATTGATTGCCATCAGTTAAATTCCAACCAAATTGTTTTGCTACTGAATATAGCAATTCATTTGGCATTCCTAATTTAGGATTTTCTTCACGCTTATTAATACGTGTCATATGATTTATGTACGTATACAATATATCATAATGATGTCCTAACATATTAACAAACGTAGTTATTCCATCACTAGTAGCATCATATCTCACAAATTCCGGGACTCCGTATATCAATGAATTATAATTTAATGAATCATATAATGAAGCCGATGCATATAAATTATCGTACCAAGTTGTAAACAAACTACTAGATATAGAAGCAACTTCATACGGTCTAGAAGTATTTAATTTAGGCACTGGTGCAATATAACTACCTGTTAAATTAGTTACATATGCATATTCGTTTGTTATGTTATTTGTTGTTAAACGAGATGATGATTCATAATACAAATATTGTTCAAAGGCATCAAAGCCACCGATTAAATTATTTTTATTTGCATTGAAATCTGTAATATTAGTAGTTGATACACTTCCGGAGATTTGTTGTACTACTAAACTTTGTGATGTATAATATTCTAATAATTGTAATTTATATCTAAAATTAGATAAACGTTCTGCAGCTGAGCTATAGAAAATAAAATTATTGAAATCAGAATAATCGATGTTTAATTTTATCCCAGCTAAACTCCCGGAAAAATATGCATCAACGATTTGTTGCGATGTTTGTGTTGAAGAACCTAATAAATCATTCCAATGTTGGAATCCCGTTTCAGTCGTTGTATTATAAACTGCATTAGCATACCAATTTGGATTAGCTAATGTGTTATATTGTTTTTGAATAACTTGCGGAGTTATTGCAACTTTATCAATATAAGATGGTTTTAATTCTTGTACGATCCAACATTTGAAATCAACATTAATATCATCATCTAATGGTTCATACAATTTTATATAAACATAATCGCCAACGACAACTGAATTAACAATAGTTGCTGTTTTGTTTCTACTAAAGTTTAGTAAATATGTTTTATAAAATGTATTTTTTGTGGAAGTTGGATTAACTTCTTGTATATATTTTGTTAATTGTTGTAAGTAAATTTGATTTTCATCATCAATAGCTTTTAAACGAATCTCAGTACGATCCGGAGATATTTCGTCAATTCTTAGATATTGTTCTTTATAAGATCCAATTAAATCTTTAAAGAAATTAACTACAATGCGAAAATTACCAGATGTTAATTTTAAATTTGAAAATTCATTGTATATATCTAATGCTAAAGGTCGACCTGGAAATGATACGGTACTTCTATCTTTATTTTTATACTGCGGTATTCTAGAAGTTAACTGTACTTCATGATTTCCAGTTATCCAAGTATCATTTGCATATGAATGTAATTCAATCTTAACACCTGAATTCTGATTTGTTAATTCTGGGACTTGAACAACTCGCGAGTCTTGGCCATAACTAAAGAAATTAGTTTTTGACTTAGAAATACGTTCGCCGGAGACTGCTGATGTTGCAGAATTAATTTGATCGATATTTTTATATTGTGTTAACATTAATTTTAAACCATGGTTAATACTTGATTAGTTCCTAAATTTCTCTTTGCAATCATTTGATAACTATTGTTATATAATACAGTATCAAAATTTAAATTGTAAACGCCGGCGTTTCTTGCCGTATTGTCTGCATACCAACCAAAAATAGCCGGAGTTATTGGAATATCTACGGGTTCAATTGTCCAATATGAATTTTCAGGCAACGTCCAAGTTGGATTACTACCAACAGCTTCTATAAAATATGTGTCATCAATTTGTATATCAGTTGCATCTACAAAATATTCTAATAATAACACCGGATATGTATTAGAAATAAATCCATTTGGATTAAATGTACTTCCAGCATCACCAAATGCATTTGCTTCGGTATAAATAATAATTTCCTCAAATTCTCTATAGATTTTTGGATTTTTTCTACTTAATTTTATTGATATACCCGTTCTCTGTTGAGGTGTATTAGTAACATATTGTGTATTTATAACAAAACGAAGTGTTCGATTACTATTGCGTAATGTTGATAATATATCTTTAGTAATTGTATATCCATTTACAACTGGTTGAGATCCGCCTGTAAATTGTAATTGTTTAAAACTAGCAGCAGAATTTTCTGATTCTTCCCCATAATACCACAAACTGTCATATGTTGTATTAATTTTTGTAACAGTGATTGGCTGTCCTTGTTCATCTGTTGCAACTGGTATTTTTAATTCAGTTGTTATAGTATCAGAATCTAAATTTAAATCAACATCTAAATTTAAATCAACATCATTAGCTGCAAGTTCCGTCGGAAATGAATAATATTGAAATCTTGTATTCAATACGCGTAATACTGATTTTGTTGCTATTTGTTCCGCTGATGAATCAATAATTAATAACGGATTTGATGTTGAATTTTCATTTAATGTAATATTACCAGCTTCATCTCTAGGAACAACAGCAGTATTATTTGAAATATAATTTAATCCCAATCTAGAATAACGTGCTTGTTGCTCAGCAGTAACTGGATCCAGTAATTTACTGTTTAGTACTGGTTGATTACCTAAATTTTGCACTTCATTTTTTTCAGCCATTATCTAACCACTTTAAAATAGATCTGATCATCTATATATTTCGTCACGAATCCGTCTACGATTTTTAATTCTAAACGATAATAACGCTCAGGCATAAAACCATTCATATCAAGGTAAACGTAATTGCTAGTAGAATCACAATTCACTTTAGTATAAATATTATCATACGGAATTATAGCTTCGTCAGTTTGTGCATCATATACTGCATAATAACTACTAGATGGCAAATATTTTATTGTTTCGATAGGAAATAAATTAGTTGGCGATTTTTGTGGATATTTATCGCGTGCATATATTCTTATTTTAGCAATTTCTGTATCTTTATATTGTGGTTGTGTTTGTGTATAAACAACATATGAGTCTAAATTTGCAGCAGTTAATGAACCTGTCGCAAATGACCCTGTATCAAAATACATTGTTAATCTAGGAACATAAATTGTATGCGTATCTCTACTAAAATAACGAATGTAACCTTGTACTGTATCATTTATTTCGTCTGCATCAGAGAATTGTAATAAGAAGCCATAGTTCGGAATAGTTGCACCACTACTGCCACTTACCCATATTTTAATAGCATCCGTTACATCCATATTAACATCGCTTGTTCTATATAAAAATGATTCAGATGAAACTAAACCAATAGAAGAACTTCCTTGTGCTACAGAACCAGATTGGTACATCCAATTCCCTCCAGCACCCGATCCTGATAGATATAATGTACTAGTTCCGATTTGAGTAGTGCTACCAGATATCCAACCAGAACCACTTGCAGATCCACTCCATGAAGCCCCATCTATAGTTAAGTCCGATAAATACCCTGTACCATTAACCCAATCTTGCGCAAGCAATTTTGCATTTAACGTGTAACTTGACGGAAGATTTTTTGCGTGCGATGTATATAAGTTTAAAACAAATTTACAATCATTAATTGTTTTTCCATATGTAGATAACGCTGAGGTTATTTCATTCATATCAAATTTAACGATACCGCGAGACTTTAATAACGTATCGCCATCATTGCCGAAACGTTTTCCTATTTCAATAATTTCATCTAATCCAGTATTGTAGTCTGGATATGATTCATATAATGTAGTATCTTTGTCTGCGTAAAATATTCTAAACATTGCTTTCCTTATTGATTGACAACACGACCTTTTATATCTCTATTTAAAAATTTAACTTCAAATATACTAGGATCTAATGATGGATAAATAACACCATTTCTAGTAGCAGTAGTTAAATCATAAACATTTCCGGAATATCCAAAATCGCTATCATATAAATTTGTTAATGATACACCCACAACTGATTGTACTCCTTTAACATTAGCCAATGTAGTATTTATATCAGATTTGATAATTGGTTGATTTATTTGCCATTTATCAACATTAAAGAATGATCGTAATGCATCAATACATTTTAATAATGTCTCGTTGCTATTATAATTTGGTAATACTGAAATTTCAAAATTCACTCCAATATTGATAATAAAGGCATCTTTTATATTAATAGCATCAGTCAACATTCGATAGTAATTTAAATATGTTTTTAAATTTTCTTTGATTGCTTGATTTAATGGCGTTAATTGTTTTAAATCATTGAACCCTAAAACATACATGTTCATAGCTAATGGATTTGCTACTGTAGTATCCTGATATCCTTGTTGTGAAATTTGGTCATCTGGCACAATATATGCTTTTGCAACACTACCATATTTAGACGGCATTGAATAAGAACGTATGATATAATCTTCTCTTGTTACTAATCTATTTTGAGTTGCAAAATTAGCTAATGCATTATTTTTGATATCTTGCAATGTATCTGCAGTTTTTGCTCCGGCTGCTGGTATTGCATTATTAACTGCAATAGTTGTTTTTATGAAATTAACTAATGGAGTACTATTTGATGAATTAACATTATCATTATATTCAACAAAATTTATGTTAGTTAAAAGATTTGCACCTACATTATCTGATATACCATTTCCAACAGTATATATAACTGTTAGAGTTGTATTTGCCGGCGATTGTCCATATGTCCTTGTATATAAAAAGTTCGAAGGATCTATATCAACATCAACTGCTCTTCTAAATCCTGCTAATCCGTTTCCTACATTATCTGGATTTGGAATTATTTCTTCATCATTATTATCAGATATTCCAGATCCAAATTGTATTTCTAAACGATTGTCACTTCTCAATCTCGTAACAAATCGTTTAGCTGTCTTTTTCATTTTTAACAAACTAGGACTAGAAGAACGATATTGATATAAATCTGGATCATTCTCTAATAAATTAGGTACATTTTCAAAAATAGTATCTTGTGCTAAATACGGAACTTCATACCAATTATCGCCATCAGATTCTGTTATTGAAATTATTTCTATAATATTAGTGTCTGGCAATAAAATTTTATCATATGGCAACGGATCTGTAAATGTAAACGTAGCTGTTTTAACATCTCCCGATACTGCACGTACTTGTTTTTTTAACAAATAATATGTTGGTAATTTTGTAGTAGGATCTGATTCATAAATAGTTACTTCAGTATTATCAATAGATGATGAAAAATTAAAATCAATACTATCCAAAGTTCTAAATATAGCTGGTCCATTATTTTGTTTTACACGCATACCAGGTTTAATTGATAACGCATAATTAAAATCTGGTGCTACTGCAGATCCCGTTCCTATAGATGGAATCAATTGAAATACATCTAATGTAACATATGCCGGCACCACGTTGTTTGGATTATATCCTAATGATTTTGCAATATCATATATATTAGAACGTTCTGTTGCTTGTTCTAATAATGATTCTTTTAAATTAGTATCAGAATAATATGATAAAACATCACCAACGTAAGATGCTAATTCTAAGAATATCATCCCGGGAGCAGATTCATTAAAATCTGTATATGTATCCGGAAAATATTGTTTAGTAAAATCAATAAGGCCTTTTCTAAATTGACCAAAATCTTTTCCTAAATACGTAACGTCTTTTTTTGTTTCCATGCTCTTATTGTACTGTTAAAGTGTTAGTATTATCTACGAATATTGTAAGCGTATTTAAATTATTAGGATCTTGTGCGACTGAAGTTTGAAATGAAATTTTTATTTTTATTGAATAATCTAATGTCGGATCATCTTCAGCTGTGGTTGTTTCTATATCAACTATAGTAATTTGCGGCAACCAATATGATACCGCTTCTGTGATAGTCTCGCTAACTTGTTCTTTTAAATGCATTGTATTTGGCTCGAATAACAACGCCGTCAAATTTGTGCCAAAATTATACTGATAAAAACGTTCTCCTTTATATGTTAAAAGTAGATTTTTAAAATTACTAAGTAATTGATCCACTGTAGTATATGTAGCTGATAGCAAACCAGCACGGCCGTTGAATGGGAAATTAATTCCTATTCCTTGATTAGACTGTTGCTGATTAATATCATTTATATTTACTATCTGATATGGCATTAATTACCCTTTTTCTTATTTATTGCTTTCATCAAAGCTGAATAGTCACGTGTCATTGCTTGTGCAACTTCTGGCGCTACTTCAAATACTTTACCTGTTTCCGGGTCTTCCATTACTTTAGGAGCAGTTGGCGCTAAACCCATTGACTCTTTCATATTCTGGCGCATCATTCCAAAGCCTTGCGCATCTGTTGAAGTCATACGAATTTCATCCATTCCTTCATTCATTATGTCAGCAAAACTATTCATCGGTGATGGGCCTTGCTCCATTAATGCATCAGTTTCATTTAAAATAGATGACCATTTATTTTCAGAAAATTGTACTCGTTTTTTCTGAGGTGCAATTGTTGCTTTTTGTAATGTCTTATTAATTGGCTTTGCAGGTTGTTTCATCTCCGTAATAGTAGATTGTAAACCTTCTCGAAGAATTTCTGTTAATTCTTCTTTAATAACCTCACGTACGGCTACTTTAAGTGCTTTTATTA